TTAGACGAATGGTATTCTCCAGTAAAGGCATATCTAGCTTCGTCAACATCCGGTTCAGGCCAAATGAGCACTGCCTGACAGTCTGTTGGTAAACGATCTTTAACACTTATCCACTTCATCACTCTCTCCTGTTGAGTGGCTGGCTGAACCATCCCACTCATCTTCAATATCACAGGCATTTTTCCCGCAGTAATAAGTATTGCTAGGCATTGATTCTGCTAAAGCATCAGCAAAATCATCAGCGGCATCAAGACAAGAGCATTCAACCCCTTTTAATATTACAGTTTTATGCTGTTTATCCCAGCCACTACTGCGCGTATCTGAACGTACGGACAGCGTTATGTCAAATTTATCCATCACTCTCTCCCGCTTCTTCAACTTCAAGTATTTTGCTACCTTCATAATGTAGCTCAAAATGCGCGTCATCGGAGAGCGGAGGCGCTTTTTCTAGCGCATCTTCCGCGCTTTCCGCTTTAACCTCGACAATATCAAAAAGCTTATAAGTCAGTTTTACTTTATAAAGGTTCATCACTCTCTCCTAGTTGTTGTATTAATGTGTACACATTATGCCTAAGTGTAACACTTTTGTAAACACCTAATTGGTTTTGCGAAATTCTGTCGCTAAACTTAATTTGCGCCGCGAACTACCCGCGCCGACTGGTCGCTGGGAGTACCTTTTGGCCTGTTTTAGGCTGCAAAGTGGTAAATTATGACAAAATAACGCCCTTTTTATAGGGCAAAGTGGGAAATTGTGACCAATACTGTAGGTCACATGACAGGGCAATTTATCGTAGGCGAAAAAAAACCACCCATAGTGGGTGGTTGTTGGTCGTTGGGTGGGTTGTTATGATGGCCTAATTAAAGCACCCATAATGACAAACGCGATCATTGACACCATAATCAACGCAGAGCTGACCGCGCCTGTGCTCATGGCTCCCATTACAGCGCAACCAAGCGCGCAGCCGTAGCAATACCCCTTCAACACGGCAAGCCAGTTTATGCGCGATACTTTGCGCCTAGTGCTGACCGTCTTTAATACTGGCATATTGTTTTGCTTCATATCATCTACTCCATATTAAATTGTTATATACCTTCACCCAAAAAGCCCCAATTAAGGGGCTTATGGTTTAACCTGAAGCGTTACTGAATAAGGCCAGACAACCCAAACACCAACGCCACGGCAAACAGGCCACCATACCATGCATTGACGTGCGCCTTTATCTCATCGCGCCTGTCTTGCTCTTTTTGCCACAAATAACGCGCTGCTTCAATTTGCGCGTCCTGGTGGATTTTGTCGCCTACAATCACGGTTGTTTTTTTATTCATTGTTTGTTGCCTCTCCATCAAAATTAATTCGCTTTACTTGAGCCTCTGCGTTCTTAACAGCCTCTTCCATCATACCTTTGAAATAGTCGCCAAAATATGTGGTATAAAATTCTTTATGTGAGCGATAGCAGCACCCACCTAAGAACTCTTCACCCAATTCAATGCCACCTTTCTTGGCGACCACACGAGCTATAAACCACTTGGGTTTAGTTGCGGTAAGGGCTTCATAATCTTTTTTTGACCAGTCACACTCCTCTAAAAAATGCTTTCTCATAGAAGTAAGTTCTTTTAAAGGCTCAAAATAGATATCAAAACCTTTGAAGTTAGTTATTTTTTTCATCATCATCACTCCATAGTTAAAACGGCACAACGTAAAAACACGTTGCACCTTGTTGTTGTTGTTCGATTAGTTGCGCCAATAGCGCGGAATGCTGCGGCCTATCCAAGTTATCAGACAAGCGCATTCGCTCGGCCTTGATAGCGCGATCAATAGGTATTGATTGAGGCTTTAAGATGGGGTTAGGCTCAATCATTAGTTATCTCCCATTTATCAAAATCAAGATAATGGTCGCTAATATTGTCGCAACCATACACTCCGCAAATGCCGTGGCCTTCATCATGCGCTACGCCATGTTGTAAGAACTTGCTTCTGCAACCTTCACAGATTTGAGTCCACCCATAATTTAACTCTCTATCACTATTAATCTCGTAATCGTCCAGTGTAACGCCATGTAATGCTATCATTTCCTCCCCCTCTTTTTCTCTTGTATCATCTTCTCCGACTCCCACACCATGACAACCATGGCCACCAGTAATGCGCCTCCGAATAGTTCGATCATGCTGCCACCTCTTCAATGAAATCATTATAAATTGACTCAACAGCATCAAACGCATAATACCTAAGAGAAACATACTGCCCTACCTGTATCATTTTGTGGTAATCCGATACGCCTTCACATAATCCCTCTTCGATGGCCTCTTCGACAAATTCCCAATTATCAACCGCCCATGCGCGAAGTTCATAATAATATATACAGATATAGCTATCTATAATTTCATGTAATCTGCCATCATAATCCAATGCCTCATAAAGCGAGTGAGCGTCTGCCATCTCAGATAAAATAATTCCCTTCTCATCCATCGCTTCTAAAATTTCTTCTCTCATGTTACTTGTCCTCTGCTTGTGTTGTTGTTTAAATGCGCTCAATGTGATCTATAAGCCAGCCATTGATTTTGAGTGTTTCGCCAGTGTCCAAGCACTTAGCTGTAAACCGTTGGTCAAGATCATCTGCGGCAGTCTCAATTTCTAAGCAGTGATAGCCGATTTCTATATAATAGAATCGCGTCTTTTCCTTCTCTTTAGTGCATTTGCGGCATAATTCATACCCTGTCCTATAATGATAGGCATGAAAATGCATACTTAAAGGGGTAGGGCAGGCCGCGCACTCTACGCTATACATGTTTGACATCGCTTTATAGTCCATTGTGTGTACCTCTGCTTTGTTGTCTATGGCGTAACATTAATGCCACTCACAACTAATTGCAACCCCTTTTACCTCATATCCCAAAATATTATCAATTATTAGTAAATTTATCTAAAAACGACACCCGCTTACCCAAAAACGACATTTTGGCTTGCTATAGGCGATTCAAACGGTATCCATGGGATAGCCATGGGATAGGAAATATTGACGGTATGCGTGGGATAGTAAATACTGGCCGTATCCGTGGAATAGTAAATATTTTAATAACCAGTGGAGTCTATTACGCGAGGAATTGCAGTTGCGATGGCCTGGCCTAGTGCTTTACCAAAAACATGCCGGTGGTGTTTCTGCACATAGTTAATGCCAATCTCATTGGCTGGCCAGATGCGCTTGTAGGTCATTTGCTTTTCGTCCATGGCGATCAAAAGTTTTGGCCCCTTGTTCTTAAAGGTCTTGTATAAGCCTAGCGGCCTATGCTCTTGCCCTTTTGGTTTTCCTATAAAGTGAGTTCTTGGCTTGGCTGATTTACGTTTGTAAGTATTAGACTCTCGTTTAACTGGCCCCATAAAATTCTGACCTGATCGAGACATGATGCTGCCTATGGTATTCCTTGCGATGTTACCGCGCTTATTTAAACGCTGCGCTGACTTTCCGCTTTTATCATAACCAGGCACAAGTAATTTTTTATTTCGCTTCAACGGCTTTCGCGTACCACCAAAAACCATAGTTCGCATATAAGGGCGATTGTCGGGAAAGAATATCGCGGCATACAAGCTGCGCTTACTGGCCTTATGCACTTGTATACCGCTTTTGGTGAACGGTACTGCACCACCTTCCACCCAGCGATCAACTCCCGACCTTAAGGTTTGCTGCACCCCAAAGGTTAGCGAGTTAAGTGCATTTTTGGTTGCAAACGGCAGTTGTTTGCGTTTGAGATCATCTAGGTGGCCTGATAGCTTGGTGGTGTCAAAGTCGATTTGTATATTCATTTTTAGCGATACCCGTGGAATAGTAAATCCACATGACAACCGTGGAATAGTAAATATTATAGCATGAGATCGTCTTTAGCGATAAGCGTCAAACCGCAGAGTATAAACAAGCAGGTAACTAGCATAAAAAAAGCCTCCGTATTGGGTTATAGGGAGGCGTATTATATATATCGCATTGCGATATGCTAATGCATTTTAGTCATGTTGGTTATGCATCCCACTCCCATGCTTAACCCACTCAGGATCATCTTCTGGCTCTTTGTGCTGCGGTTCCTCTGGAAACCTCTCCTGATCCTCTGGCCCATTTTTCCATGCTGGATCGTTTACTTCCCAATCGTGCTGTTTAGACATCATAAGTATTACCATACCTCCCAAAGCAAACCACATTAACAAGACACATCCCGCGCCAACCATAAAATAAAAATCACCTAGTCCGTTTAGCACTATTCATCCTCCACGCGCCAATGCGGAAACATAAGCGACACAGCGGGGTCGTTAAGAGCACCGTAGGCACGTAAGGCTCGTAGTACAGCAGTGTCATCAGCAGATCTATACTCAACAATGCTCCTATTAGTTGGGCTAATTATCAGGTGGTATCCACCAAAGAAGTTTTTACAAATGCTAACCCTGGTTGTGTCACAGGATCCCGCTTGGATGAAATAATTGATCTTGTCAGGAGTCTTCATTACTTTAAAGTATCTCATAACATACCTCCTACCTCATACGTTATGGCCTCTACACATGACCCATTGATAGTCGCTAGTACCCGCTCCTCGCCTACACGGTGAACATATCCGAACACATTAAAGTCACGATTTATACACCCAGAGTTTGGTGAACAATCATCATGCCATACGCTTTCTATCCGCGTGACCACCGCGTTCACGGTAGAGTCAATAACACTACCTTTAGGCGTGTCTTTAAGCGCTACCGCTACATGCTTGTCGCCTACGTGCCAGTTACCTGATGTAGTTGTTAATGATACGATGGGTGTCATTATCAATATACTCATTGTTCATCTTCCAACAGATGCTCAAGCCTTTGGTAATTCTCCGACCAAGGCTCTACAACTACGCCGATGCATTCGATAATCAGAATAACGTCCTCCAGCGTCTTGAGCTTTTTCGCGTCAATTTTTTTTGCGTTCGTCAAAGTTGGCTTAATATGTTTGATTGCTTTCTCTTTATCAATAAATACTTCATCTTTAGTCAATTTCATTACTGCTCCTTGCTTTCGCCTTACCGTCTTTTCTTACAAGCTTATTTTGCGCTCGTTTTCTATCTCGTAAATGTTTCCACCACTCAATAGTTTTAACCGCCCCTCGTCGTATGCTTGAACTAGCCACCACTACCTCCTGATTAATCCTTATTGTAAACACTTTTATGCGCTTACAGCTAAGATGCATTATCAAGATTTATCTCCATATCTTCTAGTAAGTCGCACACTTCTTCCCTATGGTGTTCCTCCATTTCATAATAATGTGCAGGCTGTGCACAACCATCAACCGTGTCATCATGCCCAGAATTATAGGCTTCATTATAAATGTGCGTTATTTGTTCTAGTGTTAAATTGACCATCACTACCTCCTGTTTTGGTACCGTAATTGATTACGGAACCATATTGAATCAATTACCTTAGTGCATACATGCTAACACTTTTGATACACCACATGCAAACACTTTTGTTACTTTATTTTCATCTACCACTTCGACCGCACTCCGAATGGAACAATGGAACACCCTATAAGGGTGTGTTCCATTTTGTTCCACTGTCGGGTTTTTTGCCCCCAATGGAACATTTTTAAAAGTTCCATTATGTTCCATTTTGTTCCATTCCCTTCAAACCCAGTAACCACGCGGGTTCGCAGACGTACCATCCAGATTGGTGCTTTTCTAGGTGTTCCATTTTCCTTAATTGAGCGAGTGGGCCACGATCTTGAGTACCAAAAGCATATTTTTTCGCCGTTGCCGCAGAATGACCCATTTTTTCAAAAATTCCCTGCGAAAAAGCGTTGCTAACAAACGGACAACCGTTCAATAATTCGCGTCCAGATTCGTGCCACATGTTCTCAAAAAGTGATTTTGCTGCCCTACTTTTTCCGTCATTTTTGACCGGCGCATCGGCGGCAACAACAACCAAACTTCCAACCTGATCACCATCCTCATCATACCAACCACCAATATCCTGCTTCTCCAAATTGACGTACATGGTCGGAGCCATTTCAGAGTCTTTCGCCTTGCGCTGAATAATCTCCATTGGCTTATCTTCCTTTGCAGCCACAACACTGATCTCAATATCCAACGCCCCGCGCCATGCGCTAGAACCCCTCGCACGATGCTGTGCTTCCTCGTTAACGCCTGTATGATGAACAAGGATAACCGAGCACCCAAAGTCCCTCATAATGGCTCCACATGCGTCTATCATCGTCCTAGCGTCCTGTGCGCTATTCTCATCGCCTGACATGAATCGGTGCAACGTATCAACCACAACCAACTTCGGTGTCTCTGGTAACTGACTGAGCGATTCATAGACCTTCTGCAAGCCCTCTGGCTTGTTCAGATCGCACCCTGAGCTACTCATAAAGAAGTCAGCATGATCGCACTCATTAGCCTGTACCCATGCCTCTATGCGCCCTCTAAAGCCATGATGACCCTCACCAGCCAGATAAACCACTGAGCCAGGTGTTACCTTATTACCCATCCACTCGCCTTGGCCTGAGGCAATACGTAAACACCAATCCAGTACCAAGAAGCTCTTACCGCACCCACTTGGACCATGTACCATGATCAACGAGTCATCCTGAATCCAGTTCTTAATCATCCACCGCAATGGTGCGGGTTGTCCTCGCAGATCGGCAAACCCTGTCAGCCAATCAGCTTTCTTTTCAGGCTTAATCAACTCATTCAAATCACCACCATCCAACACATAATCATTGGCATCCATTCCCAAGGGTGGCAACACAACCTTAAAGCCATACTTAACGGCCTTTTTAGCGTACTTCTCGCCTACCCCATGCTCATCATTATCTGCGAACACAACGCCTCCTACGCCCTTGTATCTCTCGCATATCCGTGGGATATTTGAGGCATTGAATGCCACTATGCATGGGATAGCCGTGGCCTCATAAATCGTGGCGGCAGTGGCATAACCCTCAGCCACATAAACCTCCGAGCCAATCTCACCCCCGACCACAAACTCACAGCCCTCAGTCTTGCCTCCTGTATGAAACAACTTGCCACCATCGACATCAATGTACTGCAAGCTGACCACCTGCTCACCGTCCATGACAGGAACCACGAGCCTACCATCGTCAGTTGCCTTTAAGCCGTGTGACTTAACGCCCTTTGCCACTAAGTAAGGGTGATCATCGGTAGCCTCGGCGCAAGCCTCAAGGATTGACTGAACAGACAGCGCCGCAGACTCTCGCCTCTTTTCCATCTCAACCTTGTTAATCTCCTGCGCCTTTTGTATTGACCGCTTCATTGTCAGCGACTCCAGTGCGCTCAACTCTCGGCCAATGTCTGCCCTAAAGGTCACATCAAGCCCCTGTTTCCAATCGCCAAATCGACCGGCAGTAGCGATGCCACTCTCAAACAGCACATACCAACAGTTCTTCTTCTTACCAAACCTGCGTATTTTGCCATCCATGATAATCTCATTGGGTGGCGTTATACCTGCATCGTGCATTGCATCTATTACCTGCTCCATAGGGCTTTTGTTTACGGTCTCTGTGTTGATCCTAAAGTTAGCCGGTAGGATTGTTGTTAAGTCAGTCATGTTTGCTCCATTTCCTATTTACAATTCTATGAAATTTACCATCTTTTCTATACTCAATGCTTGCCGGTGGCATAGCACCACTCATTGCATCGCACAACGCTTGTATATCACCACAATGCGATATGTCACAACCTGCACTACCTGCCATGCTCATAACGGTAGCCACCGCTTTCTGACCTGCATAGCCGCCATGTGCCACTGGCAGGTACTCATGGATTGGACGTTCATTATACCCGCCAAAATAACTGAGCTTAACCATCTCCTTTCCACTTGACCTGCTTGTATGCTTAATCCATCGCCATCCTGTTATATTCAACTCTTTGCCAGATAAAGCCATGATGTCATCGTTATGCAAGGTCAAGTCAGCTTTCTCAGGTGGCGGGAACTCAAACCCACATGCAGGGCAAACCTTAGCCGTGGGATGGACTAGCTCATGGCACTCATCGCAAGCCTTAACTGGAGCCTCACCCTTGCCTTCACGCGAACCCATGTCCTTTGGTGGTTGCACATAAGTAATAGGACCATGCTGCTCAACAACACCTGCAAAGTCCAGAACCAAGCAATGATCAGTGTGGCTTTTCAACCGCATCCCTCGACCTGCCATTTGCACATACAGTCCAGGCGACATCGTTGGTCGCAACATTGCAATGAGATCAATGTCGGGATAATCAAAACCAGTGGTTAACACATTGGCATTGGTCAATGCCTGTATCTCGCCTCGCTTATACCTGTCAATGATTGCCTCGCGCTCTGCTTTAGGTGTTTTACCTGTTATGCATTCAGACACAATACCCCTTGCTTGCAGTGCCTCGCAAACATGCATTGCATGATCTACGCCCGAACAGAAAAACAACCAAGCCTTGCGATCACCTGCAAGCTGTATGACCTCATCGACCACCGCCTGATTCATAGGGTCGGTGTCCACGGCTGCTTGCAACTGGCTCTCGATAAACTCACCCCCACGCTTCTTCACTCCAGTGGTGTCAAGGTGGGAGTCTGTCAGTTTCGACCTTAATGGCGCTAGGTATCCGTCAGTGACTAACTCGGCAATGGTAACTGGTTCAATAAGATCATTAAAGATTGCGCCATCATTCGTAATGTAGCCCTGCCCTAAACGATAAGGGGTGGCTGTCAAACCAATGACACGCAATGACGGATTAATCACAGATAGATCGTCAATTAACTGACGGTAGCCACCCTCGGCCTTGTTGTTAATGAGATGGCACTCGTCAATCAATATAATATCAACATGCCCAAGCTGTTGAGCCTTGTTGCGTAGCGACTGTATTCCGCCAAAGGTTATGCTATCAATATCTCTGCGGTTAAGACCTGCCGAGTATATACCCAATGGTGCATTAGGCCACGCGCTCCGCAACTTACTTGCATTCTGTTCAATCAATTCTTTAACATGGGTCAGCATGAGTATTTTTGTGTCACGCCAAGACCTAACAACAACTTGGCAAAACTCCGAGACAATGTGACTTTTACCTGCTCCAGTTGGGAGCACTAAGCAGGGGTTTCCATCGTTCTTCTGTAGCCACTCAAATAACTCATCTATAGACCTCTGTTGGTAGGGTCTGAGTGGCATTACACCAGCCTCCTTTTCAACCACTGAGCCGACACCTCTTCTGACTTCTTGTCAAACACTGGGTAATTGTTCTTTACTTTTACCTTTGCAGTCCTAAACAGAAAGTCATCAAACGTATACTTAAACTTCAAATGATTCTTCAATGTTGATATGTTAATACCTGTTGCATCACTGATCTGCCGGTAACTGTAAAACTCGCCCTTAACAAATCTATGATCCTCGCCCATAAACTCTAGTAATTTTTTAGTGTGACTCATCCAACAACCTCTCCACCAAATACCTCTTTGGCCTTTATTATTTCAGGCATAGCACAAGCATCTGCATTTGCAATTAGTTCGCTTGATTTAAAATGCCCCTGACCGTTCTTAACCACTGAGTCGCCAACTTTATACGCGGCCACCCACTCTGTACTTTGATCTGCATCAATCTCCCAAGGAACCAGGTCAGGGTGCAACACATGATCATCGCATCCCTCCAACTGATACTTATACGGCACTGTCCCTTGATGCTTTTCGCAATAAAACGTGCTGTCACTTTTTGATGTGCTATGAGCGCACGTTCGACAATTTACTTCCTTTGTCTTTTTAGAGTAATGACATATATCACTCGCTGGACACATCTTGCACTGATACCAGCTTGGGTCAGTTGATATAGGTGGCGGCATTCTATCAGCCAATGCTAGCCTATGCCCCTTATCAACCAGCTCTTGCGCCATCTTTCGGTCTAGCTCAACGCGCTCCGTGTAGTAGCTGTCATCATCCTTACACACCGCAACGTATAGCGATCTATCGACATCAAGACCCCACATGTATAGCTGCATCTGTACAAAGTGCATTGGCTTTGACTTTTCAACACCGTTTTTGGTCAAATCCTTAAACGACTTTAGGCTGTGTGTCTTAAACTCAGCAACATGCCTTTTAGTTGGAGCCTCTGGTACACCAGACTCAATAACCCCATCTACCGATCCAGATACATGACAGCCAAAGTCAACCCTAGTCTGATCACCACCAATGCGAATGCCGATCATCCGTAAGTCATTGGCAATTTGCTCTTCCTCTAGCTGACCTCTGCGAAATAGCCTAAGCATACGACCGCTAAACTTCTCGATAAATGCCCATCTAAAATTTAACCAAATGTATCGCTCGCAATGATGGCCAAGGCCAGAACAACCAAGGTGCGCCCTTGGCTGCTCTAGCTTTAACTCATGAGCCATGTCAATCCTAGATGCAACGCTATGCATTTTTTTTGGTATGGCTACCATAATCAACCCCTAAAATGGAACGTCAGCATCATTAGGTTGTTCGGCTTTGGCTTTCATCCAAGCAGGGCGATTATCTACTGCCGCCGCTTGCTTAGGCGCTGACGCTTGACCACCTGTGTTCGATGCTGGGTAAAACCCCTTGACTTCATTGCTTGGCCCATACTGCGGGTCATCCTTAACGGTAATTTTAATCTGACACATACCGTTAATTAACTGCTCCGTGTCAGTCAGTTGCCCAGTAACGCCAATCGCCTTGCAAAGCTGACCCAACTGTTGTGCCGCAATTTCCTCGGCCTTTGGGTTAGGGTTGCGAATGTTAATATTCGTAAACACCACCCTGCCCGACTGCTCGGCCCCAATAATATCAAAGCGCATTTTTAAATACTGACCAGTACCCGCCTTTGTGTCTTTCAGCTCCACCTCCGTGATCATTGCAGGATATTTACCTGCCGGTACAGGCGCATAGTCATCACTTTCTGGCAATGCGTCTACGTCAATGGGATTTAATAATTGTGTCATTTTATACCTCTATATTTTCAGTTATTGAAACTGACGGTTTGCCAGTTTTGGTTGTGATTGCCTGTGTAAATGGCAATCGTTGCTTTTCATCGGCATTGTCCCAAACCTTTTTGTTGAGTTCTGGCTTCCACCGAAAAAATGTTGCTAAGTGTTGCTCTAAATTATTCTCTGCTGCAATCTCCTCCAACATTGCCGCGTCTATTGAGTGTGATTCACGCGACACAATCTTAACAGTATGGCCATGAGCCTCTACCTTAGTTGTGCCAGTTTTTTTAATATCAATCAAGCCGCAAAGTCTTTCCTCAAGCGCCAAGCTGGTGCGCTTTGCCTCCGATTCTTCTTGCTTGGCTTTCTTGATACTGTCAATAAGATAGCCTACTTCATCCATTTTCTTTCTCCTTCGCGTTTAAATAGTCTAGTAGAGGCTGGACGTTCTTTTCATCAGTAAGGACTGGGTAGCCTCTTTCTACTTCAAAGCCTAATTCCACACGCCAGCACAATTTTTTATAATTATATGAAGGTTGATATTTAGCCTGATTCCTGTCACTCCAATTTACTTTTTGATCAGGCTCAAGGTTGCTCACGGCTTGGGCTACCATGTTGTAACGGCTTTGGTACGTGGAGGCTTCTTCTGCAAGCTCGCGGGTTTTGTAGACGTTGTGATGTTTTAGTCGATCTCGATCGTAAACGTGATCATTCCAAGTGCTTTTATAACACTTACCATGCTCTGGAATATAAAAATACTTTTCGCCTACGTTCGGCTCCCAAACAATGCTTTCGGATTCGGGCTGTAGCTCCTTAACGCGTTGCACTAACCTAAGTATTGCATCTGCATAATTCCTAGACCGCCCTAAGTCTAATTGCTTTGCCAACTCTAACGCATTTTCGATTGACTCTTTATCACTCATCACTCACCTCCGTTAGCCTATATTCTTTACCATCAATGACCACCGTTTTACCATTACAGGTATTGTTTCTTCGAGCCATCTCTGCTTTGTGCTCAGACTCGGTGTAAAACTCACCGTTCAAGTACCACGCCTTATACCCATCGGCGTACTCTTTAGCGGGACCATCTTCACGATGTTGCTCACCGTTCAAGTACCACGCCTTATACCCATCGGCGTACTCTTTAGCGGGACCATCTTCACGATGTAACTTACCGTTCAAGTACCACGCCTTATTCCCATCGGCCCACTCAATAGCAGGACCGTCTTCACGATGTCGCTTACCGTTCAAGTACCACGCCTTAGACCCATCGGCCCACTCAATAGCAGGACCACCTTCACGGTGCCACTTACCGTCTAACCACCACTCCTTATGCCCACGCGGATAAACCTTCACTTCATACTTAATATAATCACTCATCACTCACCTCCAATCTTCTTAATGATAGCCCCCAGATCTGGCTCCTCCCACATATCGAGCCGACCCGACCGATCCTTAGCGTCATAAACGCCATCAGGTCTTGTCATCAATGTGCGAAACGGATTACCCTCAGCATCGCGCTCTACGCGCAAGGCTAGGACTTCATCAAAAAAATAAGGTAAAGATTGTGCCAACTTGTTACCTGGCATAGATGATGCAAACAATGTGCGGCCAAGCTCGTCTTGAGATTTCTCCATCTTTGCGGAAAAATAAACGTGCTTGCCAGATAGGTCACGAAACTCTCGTATGAAATAACCCATGATGTCCTGCATCTGACCATAAGCCTGTCGCGGGTCTTTTGCTGCCGCTTTTTCTGCTGACAGTATTACCTCAGCAATCTCTGAGATAGAGTCAAGCGCAACAGATTGAAATTGCGATGCCTCGGCTGACTTGCAAAACTCAAGCGCCTCATTAAAGGTAGATGCCGAGTTGATCTCAATATAAGGAATGTCAGAGCCGCTAATTGACAATAGCCCACCCTCTGCTGACAAAATGATTGGATCAGGTAGCGTTGGTATTAATGATGTTTTACCCGCGCCAGCCTGACCGTAAACTAAGAGCTTTACACCAGAACCCGCAAAACCCTTTGTGCTTTTTAGTTGAATAGCCATGTTTATTTCCTCTTGTTATCCACTGTCTGACCAATTCATGTCGTGGTATATGCAATCTACACACATTTTTGTGACAATGCAAGCCCTTGCAGAAACTTTTTTGTGATCCCTTTATCCATGATACAATGTCGTTATTATCAAACAAAATAAGTGAGTCCTCATGCCAAAACTGTCGCGCATTGAAGCCAAACAAATATTAAGCAACCACGTTCCAACCGAGCACGAAGAACAGCGCGAGTTTGTTAAGTGGTTTAGGCAGACATACCCGAAAGTCAGAATATTGGCCATTCCAAATGGCGGCTATCGAGGCAAGACGCAAGCGATGAAGCTAAAGGCCGAAGGCGTAAGCAAGGGTGTTCCTGATCTGTTCATACCTGAGTTCTTCCTATGGATTGAGATGAAACGCATTAAAGGCGGTACTGTTGCTCCAGACCAAAAGGAATGGATAGACTACCTAAACAGCATTGGCTATCGCGCTATTGTTTGCAAAGGGTGTCAAGAAGCGCAAGAGGCAGTCACGGATTATGTTGCTGCAATATCCATTTTTACTGTGCCGCCTAACCAGCTTAACTAGCTATCTGTGGGATAGTATTCCTCAATAGCCATCTCCGCGTAATGTATAACTTTCAGCAAGTCCTCTTTACCATTCTTCATAATAAATCTTGATGCATACTTGACTATATTTCCTGCATACCAACATAAGCCGTTACGGTGAATATAAGTGATTGGCTGAATAGGCATGTCCTTGTAGTGACTGCCGCCCTCTTGTTTTTTCAATGCGCTCATTACGCCCTCCATTTGCCGTTAATATGTGTAATCATGCATCGTGCTCCATCGGGATAGATAATGTTATCCATCACCATCCACGAACCAATGCCTTTTGCATACTGCTCTGTCATTTTCATTGCCCAAGTGCCAACGCACCAAGCTCCCTTAAAAATGCTCGGGGAATGGCTATGCCCTGTTGTCATTTTTAAGAACGCTTTGCTAAACGCCTGTGCCGAGCCTCTAGCGCCGTTAGCGCCCTTGTCGCCATGATGCGTACAATCAATCCCTGCAAACAATAATTGATCGTTGCGCGTCAAAAACACGACATTATTCTCGGTCTTTTCTCGATCAGGCAAAAACTCTGTCATAAAGTAAGTAAAGTCATCATCTGCCCATGAGTTGCCATAAAGACCTTTGTGACCCATATACCGCATATAAAAGTCAGCGTTGGCTATATCGTTTTTAGGTTGAAATCGGTTAAGCCACTTGCCAAATGCATTGGGGTGGTTGCTATCTACCACATAGCTAATGCGACCCTTACTGGTTTCGTTTAAATACTGCGCGGTCTCTTTTAGCTCATCCTCAACCAGCTTGTGACCTGTTTTCTCCTTGTGCATGGACAGCATAAGGTCATCTTTGTGGTGGTGGTTGCGAGTATAGAAGTCATCCACATCATGCCTAACCAAGCATTCTGGGTTTAGCGTTTCTATCGGCCCCTTTTTACCCCACAAACAATCGTGATCTTTCTTGGTCATGTGAACTCGGTGTTCATCGCCAATAATATAAGCTAATGGCCTGTGACCCTCAGTGACGCCATCGGGTGTAAAGTGCTCGTTTAAGAAATAAAAGTGACCGTTTTTGTCAGCCTCAATCTGGAATATATAAAAATCATCTCCACGCATCTCAACGTACAAGCCAGCGAGGTTATGATGCTCCCTAGCTTTCATCGCTGTCTGGCTTCGCCCATAATTAGCCAAGGTGCAACTACCCGTGGAATGGAGCATCTTAGGGTCAACGCCATGCGGAGTAGGCACAAGCCTCATCTGCAACTGGCCATGGCCTATGATCATTGACCTCCCTCGGCCAATTAAGTCAAGCCCTCCCAGTGGGTTTGCGCTAGTAGCTGCAACCTTAACATCACCAGCGATCATTAACTTAGCGCCCAAATTAACATTCTTGTCTAAGTACCAACCATCTATGGAATGATCCCACTCAATGCCTGAATCAGCCCCCCTGTGAAACTTGTCGGGGTTCGCGTAGCGCGTCATAATAGCTATGGGATCGGCTTGCATGTGCTCGCAAAACACCTTAATAGTGTCAATAAAGCCTTGATGAACCGTTGAATTGTTTTGTGCCGATGTGATAAACCAACGCTTTGCCTTGGCCACACCTTTGGCTCTGACATTTAACGATTTATCCTCAAATCCTGCTTTAACAGCTCTCCGCATTGTTTCTTGCAAGCTCTGATTGATTGACTGCCGAGCAACTGACTTGCCATCTTCGGCCAATAATTTTGCAGCCTTTTGCGCGGAGCCATACTTCAAAACACTGTCAATATGCTCTTTACCGCGCACAGTCGCATACTTCCTAATCTTCCTTAGGGTATCGAGATCGGGTGCTGGCATATTACTTACCTAAACTAATGAATTGACCTACATTGATCTTGGCAATATCGCAGACCTTAATAACAATAGATAGTTTAAGGTCTCTTGAGTTTTGCCAGCGATTAATTTGATTGGGCGCAACGCCTAGCTCATCTGCAAGTATGTTGCGGTTTAGACCTCCCTCCCGCATAACAGCGGATAGGGCTTTTCCTGCGTGAAACATATTTGATCCTCCAAAGTAACAAAAATGATTGTAACATGGAAAATAAATAATGTATAATACTATTGTTGTTGATATTTCATGTTGTACTCCTCCCTTTTGCCCCGCTAGTCGGGGCTTTTTTTAATAGGGCCAACTGACAGGGGTAGTTTCCCGATCATCAACATGAATAAAAGACTTGTGAACACCTATACCTTTAAATCCCATCTCGTAGGCGTGTTTTTGGATGATGTATCTTTGGTTTCCACCTGACACTTTAATGTCGGCGGCAATGCCTTGCGCGTGAGTGCCTGGCTTGGGCTTTCTCTTTTCAATACTGTGCCGTGAACTTCTGTAACCGCTTGTGATAATAAATGGGAATCCGCAACGGTGGCGCAGCTCGTCCAATCGCTCCAAGAAGTCTGGGCACATTTCATTCTCACCTGTCTCCTGACAGTTAAAATCTTCTAGCTTAAAGTATCTCACTCCGGCAACCTAGACAATATTTCCTTTACGTCCTCTCTAATGGTCTCAACATTATCGTAGATACGCTGCTCTTTTTCGGTCAACACGGTGATGGATTGCTCATTCTTAACCGATCTTGCTTCGGCCTCTGATATGGTTTGACTGAACCCTAGTATGACAGCCGCAGATATAGTAATTGCTACGCCAGTGCCTATGTCTTTAAAGCTCGCTTTCATTTCTTAGCCCTTATCTGATTAGCCAGATTAGATAGTTTTGGCAGCCCCCAAACGGCTCCCACCATTGAAAACCATAGCTGTAGATACCACTCAGGTAACAGATTCAGCGCATCAATGCCTTGCAATGCTGCCTCTCTCGTATAAGGCATGAACACCATTATCATTGGGATAGAGTGAAGCAAGAGCAAGTAGTCATCCATCCAACCAGCATTTTGGCCTCTAATTTTGATGGCTTCTATCGTTGCGTTTTCTTTAGCTTCTGCAATGCGCCCTCGTCTTTCGACAAAGCTCGTTACACCTTTCACGACCAATCCAATTAAAGGGTTCACAGTTACTTCTCCGACACCGGCATAGTGGTCAAAAACCTTAGGACCACAATAGCACTACCAAGCCCTGACCCTGCCAGCATTTGCTGGAAAGGCGTGAGGTCGATTTGCAAGATGTACGTTTGCGCGTAGGTCAGTCCGACCACGCATAGCCCAAGTATGACTGTGCGTGATTTGCGTGCTTGTTTGAGTTGGGTTAGGGTGATCATTGTGCGTCCTCCAGCGTCTTAATACGAGCCTCTAGCTCTTGGATTGTGGCAACTAACAAAGGTACTAGCTTGCTCTGGTCTATAGCTTGGTAGTCTGGTACTTCGCGCTCGGCCATGACAGCCTCAGAAACAAGTACGCTTTCTGTACGTTCTTCTTGAGCCTCTACCGCCTCAACAACGATGTTACCCTCGTCGTCGTACTCAGCTTCTGCAGCCTCAACCGCAGGAACCACAACGTCCTCGTAAACTGCTGGCTCTGCTTCGTACTCTTCGGTACGCATAGCGTCTTTTTCGCCTGTTACGGCTTCAGGAACAACCTCTTGAGCCTCATGCGCCAAGAATCCATCAACCCTTGAACCGTCAGCCTTCCAAACAAAATTGCATGGATTAAGCTGTAAAAGTCTATCCGTTGCATTTTCGATAGGTTGTACATCCTCTTTAAGGCGGTAGTCTGACGAGGTGTTGTAGGCTACTCCTGTTGTCCCGCTTTGGACAATAGCTCCAATGGTAGTTCCATCATATACAAACCCATGATAGTAATTACCAGTAGTTACCCCTGCGGCGTGACCAGTTAGCATATAGTCTACTGCTCCTGTTACAAGGGCGTGACCCCCTCCAGTTACACTGGTGCTAGTAGTACCCGCCAAAAGATTGCCGCTATTATCTAATACAAGTTTTGCGGATAGTCCACCAGCGTCAGTAGCGTTACCTTCGTCCGTTCCTATGAAAAAAGCATCACCAGCTATTTGATCACTATCAGCCCTACCCATCCACCATTTATCTACGCCGGCTGTTTGAAACCCAATAGAGTTATATCTATTAGCTGGCGCATCTAGAATTATTGAGTTATTGCTAGTGTTACTAACTATTAAATCATCAGCGGACAAAGTGCCCGTTATGTCACAGCCTGTGGAGGTTGTGGAGAGCTTGGTTGCGCCATCGTAGGACAGTCTTACGTCTCCGTCCTGATTGACCTGTAACATATCCTCGTTGCCAGCCGCATTCCTGATTCTAAAATCGCTAGCTAGAATTAAAAGATTGCCAGAGCCAGCGTCTTTTATGTAGCTATTTGACCCATCATGATAGATTTGAAGATCGTCAGAAGTGCCTAGATTGATCTTCTTGTTATCGGGCAGACTTACACCCGTGGAATTGAATTCCACAGTGTCAGCACCGCCAACCGTGGCGACCCATGTGTTAGAGCCACTTCGGTAAAACCCGTTGTCTTGGTCTTGATTAAACGTGATGCCTGGGCTTGTTTCTGACCCATCGTTAAACTTACCTGCACCGGCGTTATTGGCAATAGTTGCATAATCCGATATTAAGTCAGTCACATCGGATGCGAGATCGGCAACCAGTGATTGCGTTGGAACAATCTCGTAGGATAAGCCGCTTTGTGTAGAGCCAAGATAGTTTTTGCCCAGCGTGATGCTAGTCGCGGAGTTAATAGCCGAAATCTCGTACAGCTCTCCTGCGATAAGCATTGCCTCGCCCACCTGTGCGCCTGTGATCCATTGCGTACCGCTACCAGTGACAGCGCTGGAGCCGTTGGTTACGCTTATTGTGCCTGTGTTATACCATGACATTTGTTTTACCTCTGTTATCTTCTAAGTATATCATTCTTTGGCTAATTCAAAAAATGTCAGTCTAAAGAATAGACGGATTTATCGAGTTAGTTGACTGACTGACAGTCGCCCCTGATATAGTGTGCGTAATTGTCCAACTCCAAGTTTTCATTACGGGACTTGTCTGGTAAGTGATAGAGCTAATTGTAAACTGACCAGTGTCGCCGCTGGTTTCTGTCACAGTAATAGAGCTAGCGCCAAGCGATGCCCACGTTCCCGATTCTGGACTTGCGTTAATGCCAACCGAATGAGTGTACCCACCCGAAGCCGTAACAGTGTACCCACTAGAGTAGCTGTTCGGGCTTGTTGCGCTTGCACTAGCATAAGTAAACGAAATTGACGCGGGAGACGTTTCTAGCGATGTTTCTGTGACTGTTGCAGCTCTCAGCAAACTTACCGCCCCCCACGATGCTGTTGTGGTTCCTGCACCAATTCTGCCTATATCGGCCTGTACAACGTAAATATTATCGGTGGTGTTAGGTATACCAAGCGTCCAGCCCGTAGGCGGGTTAGTAGTAAACGAAAAAGCACCTGTGTTCGTGTACGTCATCGAGGAATCACTTGGAGATGATGGCGCAGACGATCCCTGATAATAAATAGATACAGTGTCATTAAACGGGGTCAAACCGCCCTGAACCAGGCCATCAGTAGTATTGAAGTATAAAAATGACGCAACATTCCCAAACGTAAATGAGCCAGCCGCTAGATCAATAGCAGTGCCTGACTGTGAGCCTGTCGGCGCTTGACCCGCTGTTGGCGTGTTGGTGGTGTTGTTTATAGTTCCCGCTGTAACTGCCCCCAAGTCGGCGTTAATAGCGGCAAGATTGTCAACATTTATTTCTGTGGCAGTAATCGCGTTAGGCGCTACTTGATCATTCTCAATCGCATTATCAGCGATATTATCAGTGTCAACCTCGCCGTTAATATCCTGCAAATCGGGTAGGTTGTTTGCATCAAACGTGCCTGTAACCGTTGCATTGGTCACATTTAAATTGTTGGCAGTAATGTCGCCAGAAATAGTTGCAGAGGTTGCTGTAAGCGCCCCCTCTGGGGTTACTCTAAACTCTGCGCTTGCAAAGGTTTCATCGCCCAAATAAATACCGTTTGTATCGGCCTTAAATACACTGCTACCTGAGCCAATTTTTACGTCTACACCATCAATAGAACCTGCCGTTATTGACCCCAAATCAGCACTAATTGCCGCTAAATCATCAACATTAATTACGCCAGCGTTTACCTCAACATCAGTGCCAAACTTTACTTTGTTGCTTTCATATACAAAAACCTCAACACCAGACTGACTAGCACCACCAGCGGGATCAACCACCTTAAAGCTGTCGGTAGTGATAACAAAGCTACCAGAATTTCCGTCGTTATTCTGCACAAAGCCGGTAACGTAGCCGTTAACATCAAGCGCAACACCGTATCGAGCCTCAAGCGTTCCAAGTGAGTTTACATTAGCTTCTTGGTTGCTTGTAATAGTAGCAGAATTTTCTCCAACCGTAGCAGTCAAGCTAGTTATGTCAGCCGCCAACGCGCTGTCTCCGTCAGCCCTTGCAGCTTGCTCTGTCGTAATGCTTGCAGAGTTTGCATTTACAGTCGCGGTCAATGAGTTTACGGTAGTGGTCAGCGCGGCATCTGCATCAGCTCTGGCGGTTGACTCTGACAAGATGCTGGCTTTGTTGTCGTCAATAAGTGCAACCAGTTCGGTTTTGTCCTGAGCCGTAGCTTGCCTCAACTCGTTAACGTGAGCCGACATTCCAGACTGTGCAAAAGCCAAGTCCGTTCGTATTTCTTCCTGATTCTTATAGGCATTCATTAAGCCCTGCAGCGTAGTGATTGCGGAATCATCAAGTTCCTGTTTGAGCGTTCGGCTATCAATGATCGTCTGCGTAATGCTCGGCACATCGAGCGCGTTAAGCGTAACCTCTGCACTGCCCACCCTTGTATCAAGCGCACTTAGGTCGGTGGAGCTTGCCTTTAGCGCAATAGCCGCCTCAGCCCCATCAATATCTGCCTCTGCTGTTGTCAGCCTAACATTAATTCCTGAAACCGTGGTTGAGTCTGCCTTTAACGCAATCGCCGCCGTGTTTCCATCAATGTCAATTTCGGCTTGGTCAATCTGCGCTTCAAGCGCGTTCAGTGAGGCAAGGTCTGCCGAATCCAAGACTGCCGCCGCGATGCTGTTATTGACGTAGGTGGTCGATGCCTTGAGTGCTATTTCTGCCTCAGCCGCATCCAAATCTACCGACACCGTATTGATCTGGCTTTCTAGCGTACTTCGCAAACCCTCAACGGCCTGTATGGTTACAGCGCCAGTGCTAGGGTCAACCGTAATCCCTGCATCAGATATTGTGCCAAGCGTTTCATTTTGAGTAGTTGCAAGCGTCAGCATTCTCTCAGCAATGGTATCTAGCGTATTGCCTGTATCCTGAACCTCGTCAATGATTTGATCAACGTCTGTTTGCTCGGCCTTGGCTGCAATCGTGCCTTGCAGACTGCTAGACAATATATCGAGATCAACCGAGCCATCAGCAAGGTCGGCTGGCTGGATAAGCGTTGATGTAGCATTACCAGCTAACACCCAAGCAGAGGCGTTACCTGTCCTGTCAACAGACCGCAACCAATAGTAGCGCGTCACCTCAGCCGTATACCCTGAATCAGAATACGACTCACCACTACTTCTGTCTATGTATACTGCATTTCCCTCAGTTGAATCATTAGACCGCTTGATTTCAACGTGCGAAAAATCCTTTTCAGACGGAACCGTCCACGATACCGTAATGGTCTTAAACGAGCCTGTAACGCTCATAGCCGTAGGCACAGATGGCGCAACCGCATCGACCGCAACTACAGGTGTGGCGTTAGCGTAAGGCGAAGCCCTGCCTAGCTCATTGATCGCCTTAACTCGAATATTGTACGTTTGACCGCTTTGCAGGTTTACAATGGTTGCGGGTGAAGTTTTAGTTTCTAGCTGGTAGTAGGTAGACGCGCCTGACAGTTTCCACTCAACCACATAATGATCGTTAAACGCATCGTCTACACTGTCCCAGCTAACATCAAACGCTATGTTAAAAACGCCATCTGCTGTGACAAAAGAATCACCTACAACGCTTAAATTTGTTGGGGCGGCAGACGCGGAGCCATCGTAAAGATCAACCTCGCCCGCACCTAAAAATACTTCCTCGTCTGAGGTAGTCCAATCCCAAATATTTGCTGCTGTCTCAATGGCTTGGACTGACACGCCCATACCACCATTCGGCGCAAAGCTCATTCGGTAGTCTATTACCTCAAACTCTTTTTGATTGTAGCCGAGTCGCTCGTTTGTGACGTAGATAATCTCGCCAACTTTAAATTTAAGCGCGTTCAGGTTGCAGGTAAAATTAATTGCTTCTTGCTGGCGGCTTGCAAGCAACGCTAGTTTAGCAATTCTTTGCGCTCTAGCATGGTGCGTTGTGAACGGTAGAGTCATATCAAGATAGCGCGGGTCGCCATCGTCAGCTTCAAACGTGCTTGAAATCTGCGCGGGATAATCTGCCAAAATGTAATTATCCTCAGCGGATAAAAACACCCCTTTGACCCCGTTGTACATGCTTCTGCGTGATTGCTTTGTCTGCACGTTTATTTCACCCGTGATCATGCTTTCGTCAATCGTGATTGTGGGGGCAACGTATTCCCCAGCGTACAGCTCAAACTTGCCGCCAACGTAAGTAATGCGGCCAATCATGGACGTTAGCATCTGCTCCAAATTGTCTTGGATGGTGTTAGCGGTGTCTACAACGCCGTTGAGAGTGTATCTAGCCTGTGTCGATGCGTCAGCCAATGTCACGGATTCATCACAAACGCTTGCAGCATCAGTAACCGATGATGTTAATATTTCACTTACCGAAGCGCCTAGACCCTGGCTGTCACGCAAATAATCATAAACACATAGCGCGGTGTTGTCTGTCCACTCAGTAACGTCAGTCGATGGATTGTATACCGGCTTACCTTTGATTACCGCCGACACGTTGGGTAATCCTTGTGCAAATTGCTCTTGATCGTAGGTCAGCCGAACAACCATATAAGCTACGCCTAACAGCTTGTGATCTGCTGTCCACTTATTAGAGGCAGACACTAAGCCTGAGTCTGCTGTGGTTTGCGTTCCATCGTAAAAGCTAATGCTGGCAAAGCTGCCCCAATCAAGCGAATTATCGTCATCGCTTGGAATGTCAACGTACGACCCATTCTCCCATATCTTTTGATCGTTGAAATAAACTTCTTCATAGCTTTCAATTTGATGGCTTGCAACGGTCATCACCAAATAAATGTATTTGTTATCAGTGCCGCTGGATTCTAGGTAGACAACATTCCCGCCAACACGAGTTTTACCGTAAACGAGCTTGCGAGACTGCGCCGGCTCTCGCGTCATTACAGCCTGACCTGAAAGCTGAGTGCCTAGTCTTGGCTTGGGAGCTAGTGCTTGGCTAACTGCCGCCAAAGCTGTAAATGTGGCAAATGTAGAGAATAACGTAAACCCTGCCGCCGTAAAAGCCGCATAGCCTCCAGCCGCAATGACAGCGCCAGCCGTTGCAATGATTCCGCTAATAATTGCCGTTGCCATTTCAGCCCCTTACAAAAAACACTTGTGATAGACGCGCTCTAGCAAACGAAAGCCCATCCTATTCATTAGACTATCAAACGGATAATCTACTTTCATATTTAACGTCATTAATGACGCGCCTAACAATTTACACTGTTGCTCCGCGTATTGAATCAGTTTTGACCCCGCCTCGCTTTTTCTGTAAGCCGGTTTGATATAAATAACATCGGTTGACGCAAATATATGGTCTTTGTGGTGCATACTTTTGGACACCATAACCACACAATAGCCAATTAACTCTAACCCTAGCCTAGCCGTAAATATCTTTAAAATGCCAGCCGCATCCAATCGAGCGTACTCTACCCAATCTGGACTAAGCAAGATAGTATCCTGATTAGGCTCAGTCTCAGCCCAATGCAAGTCTAAAAGCGGCATCATGTCGGGCTTCACGTTAGCCAGTGATTCGTGAGCAAATATCATCTGGATTGATTAAAGCTCCCGTCTTGGTTTCTTCCTCCACCAGTAGAGCTTCCCGCGCTTGATGGCGTTGGGCGACCCCAGAATATTTCTTTTTCTACAATAGATGTGACAAACTCAAACCCCTTATCCGTGGGATGATCAATTTTCTGATCTTGGTCTGTGTATCGCCTTATTCTTGACTGCTCTAAAGATATTAAGCGGCTCTCTACTGCAATGTTAATCGTAGAATACTCACCAGCCTCCGTAATGCTCATTACATCCATTAGGCCGCTAAAAGCAACCATTGGATCAGCAATCAAATCACCCGCCGCATCAAATGCACCAAAGTAGAGTGTTAACGGTCTGCCTTGATAATCCTGATCTTTTGCCAGTGCAACAAGCGATGTTTTAGCCCCTGTAAGCGAAACCGTAATTCCTGTCGCTTGTATTTCGGAGGACTCTTGAATTTCGCTAATAGATAAAAGATCGCCAAGCCCAGTATAGGTATTACCAGAATAAGTGAGATTGCCGTTACCAGTCCATACATGCAACTCCTCAATAGCCTCGCCGCTATCAAACTCCATCTTGACCAAAAAGACCGGCCTGACCTCGCCTGATTCAACAGCCGCTTGCATATCATTTGATAGCCCCCTCATAACGCCTCCACAAACGCAAATGTAAACCCGTACAAACTAGCCTGATTTATTGACCAGCCAATGTCATTTGAGGACATACGCCATAGGCTTTTGGGTTGCGTAAAGTCGCAAGCCTGACTAATAGCAATGCTTTCTTTTAACGGTGGCTGAAAGTGAAGCGTCCCAGCTCCCGCAGATTTGTCGGCAGTGGTTATATACAAGTAATTACCGAGCTGAAAATAAGTGCCAGCATCAACAGCCGAACCGCCTACCGCTATGTCTAGTGTTTCGTCCCTCGCATCTGCCGCACTTGCCAAGGTTGCATTTGCATTGCTGGTATGCAAGGGATTCCCAAAGGTAAACGTCCCAGATCGACCTTTAAGCCCGATAATAAACGCCTCTACCTGCTTTGCTTCTGTATAAGTCAGCGGTGGCAATGTAACCTCGCACTCCCATCGTGCGCCTTGGTGCGTGTAGACTTGTGTGTCAAGTGTGAATGGAGACTCAGACACCGATACAACGCGCTTTAACCTCATGGTTAGATCAGTAGTTCCTACGTTGGGGAAAGTTAACGGCATCAGTTATGCTCCCAAAGCCTTGCCATACGAGCCGCCTCTCATGCGCGAGTCAGCAACAGCGTTCTTAGCCGCATTAGCAATCTGAGGCATTAGTGTGGCAATTTCAGCGCGTACAGTCTGTTGTACGCCTGTTGTGACATTAATATTCTGAACTATTGTCACACCGCCAGTGGATTGCCCCTTTGCATGATCAACAACGGTCTCTCGCGGGTGAACCATGGCCATAAAGCCGCCTTTACCGTCAAGACCGCCTGACCTGGCTCCGTTACCTGTAAAGCCACCGCCATCAAAGCTAATGTTGCCAATATTGTTTATGCCACCCCTCTGATTCAACGTGCCAAGGTCTCCGACACCGCCCTGCCCTCCGATTGGCCCAAATTTTTTAGTAAACGCACCAAATAACTGGTCAATGATTAACTTTTGCACTGCAATTCGCAACAACGAATCCACTACACTTTTCGCCATCGCCTTAATTGAGTCCGCAAAGTTTTCCGCACCTGTAATAGCGTCAACAAACCCATCGCCAAGCTCGTCAAATATAGGGCGATAAGTGTCCTTAAACTCTCGCATAGCCTCTTCTTGCTGTCGTATCTGCTCTCGCATCTGCACAGCGGCATCTGCAATCTCTTCAGCTTTTTGCTTTTCGAGCGCCTTGGCTGCTTTTAACTTTAGCGCAGCAACGTCACTAAGATACTTAGCCTCTAGCTGTAACAGCAAATTATCTCGTTCTTTCTTATCCTCAACAGCTTTCTCAAGCAACTCTTTGTCTGCGGCATAGTTGGCATCTAACAACTGACGCTCAGTCATAAGCGCGGTTTTTATGCGCTCCAAGCCTAACTTCTGCCTAGATTCTTCTGCCTTGGCAATTCTTTCTGCCTGAGCGTCTAGCTTGTCTTGCGCTCGCATGTCAGCTTCGGCAACCTTTAAAGCCTCTTTGCTTGCCTTTTCATGTTGCTTTTGACGCTCAACGCGATCTTGCTCGGCTTTTTTAAGCTGGTGTAGTTGCTTAATTCTTTCTGTTATCTGCTTCTTCTCTTCATCGCCAAGCGCCATTGCCTGAACTCGATAAAGCTCAACAGCTTCCTCAGACTTGCCAAAAAGAGCAATCTCTTCATTTAACTGATCTAGCTTTTTCTTACCTGCAACTGTGCCGCCACTAGCAATGTGGTTTAAAAGTTCCTGCTCTTCTCTTAGCTCTTGCAGTTGCGCTGCTGACGCTTTGGTCGCCGACTCAAACTCATCTTGCCCTTCAATATATTGCTGAGTCGCCAAAAAACCAGAATAAACAGCTCTCCTGCTTCGATTAACTTCCTCTGTCATCTCGCCAGTGGCATCAGCGTTC